CAATCCCAGCCTGTAGATAAGTAACATGTTCTAGCATAACTTCCTTTATCGTTTTCTTCTCAGGAGCCGTCAGGGTAAGCCCTTCTGATTTGAGGATACTCAAAAGTGTGGAAATGATTGTTATTCTTTCTGCAATTGAAATTGTTCTTATCATGTTTAATGATAAAAAAAGCCTTGACGAATATCAAGGCTTTTTTATTTGTAGTGTTACTGGTTATACGTCCAGTTCCAATGTAAATGTTAATACTCCAGTGTACCCTTTCTCTTTAGCTCTGTCCAGTTTAGCAATAGCTAAAAGCTCTTCCTCTTTGTTGTAGAGCCCGATTTCGGTTACATAAGTTGAATCAAAGTTGTTTGTTCCAAGAGTGTACTCTTGAAGGTTTTCAGAGAAGTTCCACGTTGGGTTGTTTGTAAAGTGAAATTCTCCTGGAAGAGCCATGCAAACGACTGATGTTTTAAAACTAATGTTTAAGTCGTAAAACTGAGCAGTACTTCCTGAGCCAAACCAGATATCTGTTGTTCCAACCCCAGAGTTTGCATATGCGTGTGGGGTTGTTTTTCCAGATGCCCACGGGATTTGATTTACAATCATCGGGTGAGTTAACACCATATATCCTTTGTCTAGCGCTGCAAACCCAACAGGGACATCATAGTTGTATCCTTGGTTTGTTGTGGTTGGGTAAATTTCAGGTACTGCGGCGGCAAGATTTACTTGGCTCCAGGGTCTTTGGTCAGAATTAATGTCGATTTGCACCCCATCTGGGTGCAAGTTTTGATATGCTGTTGCCGAAGGTCTGTCAAGATAGCTTGATGTATTCCAAGTGGTTTGACTCGCTTTGTTAACGCCGTTTCCGTCTGTGGTTCCTGTATAAGGAAGGTTAATTTCATCACAAAACAAAAATGCAATATTCTTACCTAGAAGGGCGTTTTCGCTCTTCTTCTCCAGTATGTTGTATGTTGACGACACAATTGTTTTAGCGGTCCAATTGGGGTTATCTGCTATTCCATGTTGAGGAACTGTAAACGTAATGGAACGTCCATCTATCATCTCACTGTAGAAGCTTCTTGGAATAGGCGCTATTACAATTTTACCGACATTTAGCTGATAAATCTCAGGATGTGCGGAAGCCATTGTACTTCCTGATGCTAAATCTGCTGCAATGTGTGGAAGGTTAAATGACACAAAGTAATTAGCTTCTGTAGAAGTCAGCCCAGTCCTAAAACACGCAGTGTATGTCAGGTCAGACGTAGCAACAGACTTTAGTGATGCAGTCTCACTCTTTGTTGAAATAACACTCTGTATTGGTTTTTGAAAATTACTTGGCATCGTTTATATTATTATTGATGTTGAGATTTTTTTGTTGGATTTTTTTTGACTATGTACCAGTGATTAACCTTGTCCGAGTCCGACACCATCGCCGCCTTCAGTAGGTCCGCCAGGTCCGCCGCCAATCTGTAAACCAGTATAATTAAACCTTACCTCAAAAGTTAAGGAGTTCTCAGACTGAAGTGTTTGACGTCCGTAAGATGTAAAAACAAGCTTCCTGTAACGAATCATACTAGAATTAAGCGCGGCACGACCATTGTTAATCCATGTTTTTATGTCAGCAATCATGCTATCTGGCAAAGCAGTTTCATAATCTCTATACCCGTCTGTATATGTTGCGTCTTTTTTAGCAAAAGTCACATATAAAGTCGAATTTGAGATTGAATTCGTGTCAGTCGGGTCTGGAAAAGTGAGTTTTAAAAAATGAGACCCTTCTCCTGTGCTATCGGTAAGAGGTATAACTTTCTTGTTTCCTGTAGCCAAAGTAGAGACAGTAATACCTTGAGCATAAGGCCCAAATATTTTGTGCCCCTCAGAAATAACTGTCTCGTTGTTGGTTGTCGCCAGAGTCACCTTTCGGAAGACTACGTTTGTTGGGCTTGGATTGTTAGGCATTTTTAGTTTTGTTTATTGTTATCCTGCGTTTGGCAATTGAGTTCCACCTGTTCCAGTTCCTGTGCCTACACCACCGCCGTCATCTGTACCTGTTCCACCACTAGTGTCACTTCCATTTGGAAGGTCATTAGAGCCTCCAAGATTAACAGATATATCTAAAACATTGTCGGTCAAGTTTGTGCCGTAAAGAACATCTTGGGAAACAAGTTGGTCAAAGTTTTCAAAAAATAACTGGTTGCGCTGTTCGTAATTCACAGAAGTCTTTAAACAACCCTCGCTTTTTCCAGAAATATCTGGGACTTCACCTGAAATTAGTGTAATCGTTGTTTTGTAATTGACGTCGGGGTCTCCTAGGGCAAATGACTTAATCTCAAAGAGGTCATCTCCGAACGCGTCGAAACGAATATTGCTCTTATTGAAAAGATATTCACGACCTTTGTCGGTCAAATATGCTTTCGCATAAAGTGTGTCTGCTGATGCTATGAATCCCATTTTTTTTATTCTCTTTCTAGTAAATAGTTTCTCTTATTAAAAATCTAGCTCTAATTGGAAGGTTAAATACCTTGCCGAGCTTTTCTTAATAGGATAAGTAGGCTTCCCTACAGCCACAAGTAAGCCTTGGTCGTTAAGTATGCCTATTTCGGTTATATATGTGTTTGCGTCTTCTGCCCCATCAAAACCTCCGTTATTAGAAGCGTTGAACTCGCTGTCTTTTGCTACAATTGTAAACACAGTTTTGTAGGTGGTAGACATTATTTTTGTTTTGATGTTTCCAAAGAAGAAATCTTCGTTTCCATATGTCATCCCAGTAAGATTTAAATAATCACTGTTGAATGTGAAACCGCTTGAAACCCCATATAAATTATTGCTGGGTCCAGCAATAAAATTTGGCTGAGTTGTCCCTGATTTTATGTCATCTAGAGAGACAATAAATTGCTGCCCCTGTAAGTATGTTGGGTCGATGGTTGTGTGTGTTGACTCACCAGAGTAAACTCCATTACCAAACGCTTTAATATCAGAGGCGCCAGACCACTTTCCTGGGTGCAACGCATCCAAGCCTTTGTCTTCATCTTTTCTAACTTCTTGAACTAAAATCTGAACTTTATTGGCACTCCACCCTGTTCCAGAGTATGTAGTGAACCCTGCTGTGTTCCTTAGGTAGGGGAATGCTTTAGTTGGAAATGAGCACGTTAAATACTGAGCATATCCGTTTTCGTCAGTAAAGCCTTCAACCTTACTTATATATCCACAATGCATAGCTTGCTTGTAACCGTAGGAATCTGTTGAGCTGTATGGAGTTTTAGATTGAGTAAAATATGTTACATAGTAGTAATGGTCGCTTCTCAATAGCCCTGACGTATTCATTACTGTAGAAGGAGACTTTGGTGCAGACTGACTTCCAACAATCAAAGGAGGGAGCGTGTGGTTACGGTCGGTCTTATAAGACATTGCCGTCAATAACTCAGGGTCTGTAACTACAATAAGTTTTAGCTTATTATAGATTCTTCCCACAATTAAAGCACTACTTGAAGTCCCATCCTTTAATAGGGTGAATGAGGTTTTCGCTGCTTGGTCAAAATACACATCGCTTCCTTCGTCTGTAAATCTCTGGCCACTCTCATAAGCTTGTCCTGGGTTAGCACTTTTTCGATGCCACATAATGCTGGGCATGTCAACCTGAGTTGTTCCTGGGACTAATTGTTCAGCATATGTATTTCCCGTGTACTTATTAGAGTAGTGAATAAACCCTACTTGTCTCAAGTCATCTTCGAATCCAAAATATTGTTTTGTGCCACTATACTCTTTGGAGGCAAAAGTAGAATAACTATATCCTGTGTTGGCTCCTATAGCCATTTTTGTTTGACCAATCTCTCTTGACGTTCTTACAATATTTAAGTTCCAGACTGGACAATTTTCCGTTGCTCCAGAGCCATAGTATGTTTCTACGCCATTCCAAGGATATTCATACCAAGCAACGTTTCTTGTGCCTGAAGCAAATATAGGAACAGGCCTGTCTACTCGTATTGAATCAACAGAAGCATCTGCCGTTCTTATCCTATAAAATAAATCCACAAACGGGGCAGTACTAATTAATTGCGGTTCTGAGCCTATAGGTGCAGAATACCTTAAAAGCAGGAGATTTCCGCCTCCTAGCATTACTTCGGTTGAGGAGCTCCACGTAGCTGGTCCACTAATTAACCCTGTTGTTGTTTGTCCGCTCCTGATGTATCTGCTTGGATGCAATATGTAATCATTAACAGTTGCTGAGTCAGCTGTTGTTGCAGACCAGAATCCGACTGAGCTAGTTTGAGCCGTAGCAATCTGTTTTGTCACGAACACTTTTGACGTTAAATCTAAAGCATTTGTTCCATCAAAGTTTAATGTCGGAAGGGCAGGTTGGTTATCGTGTGGTTCCATAACCCTGCTTTTGCAGATGTTAAACATCTCTGTGGCTGGAGGATTAAGGTTTGCAAAATAAGGTGTATCTGGATATCTTCTATTGAACTCGTAATTGATTTCTCTATCGGAAACCACTGCTTGACTAAAATTTAGCCTACCCAATGCCAATTCCTTTCGGCCCTTGTTGGTGAGCTTAACACTGATAAATGTGGTTGGTTCTTGTTGCAAAAAAGCCATATGGGAAAGTTTATCTTAAATAGTCTTGGTTTAAAATTCTAATTTCAATTGGAGCACTTTCCATTCTCCGCTACCTTTTCGAATAGGGCGCGTCGGTTTCCCGACAGCTACAAGTTCTCCATCAGAATTTAGTACTCCTATTTCTGTAATGTATGTGTTGTCATTTTTTTCTGCATCGAATGAAGAATTCTGTGAGCTGTTTAATTCTCCGCCCTCAACAACTAAAGTGATGTACGTATCATATCGCACTTTCTTTTTAGCAGTCTTAATATTTCCAAAGAAGTGATTTTCTGAACCCAAAGCTAATCCGTTATTTTTTTCATCATTGTAAAGATTAAAATAGTCATGCAACTCGTATATGTTTCTGGTTGAGCCACTTAAAAGGAGAGGCATTGTGTCGCCAGATGTTATATCGGCTTGCGAAACAATGAACTCAGCGTTGTAAAGCTGGGACGGCTCAATTAAGCTTGAGCTTGCATGTCCAAAAGAAAACACTCCTGCAGGGTCTTGGTTTTGCGCATTTTTGTTCAAGCTTGAACAACCAGACCACTTTCCAGGATGCAAGCTATCTGCACCTCCGTCCCTGTTTACAGGTACTTCTTGAACTAATATTTGAACTTTACTAGCTCCCCAGCCTGTTCCTGAGAATGATTCAAACGTTTGACTGTTTCTCATGTACGGAAGCTGGCCCTGAGGAAAAGTTCCTTTAAGGTGTTTGTGGTATCCATTTTCGTCCGTGTGACCGCTTAGTTTTTGAACATAACCACAGTGCATGTAATAGTGATGCCCAAAATTTCTACCTTCAAGATAAGCGTTTGAGCTCAGTTCTCCCAATTCACCTGGGCTCATGTAATAGGTCATGTAGTAGTTATGATTACTTTTCATAAACCCAGGCTTCTTGCCAGTGTCGAACTGAGGCTTAGGGCTTGACACAGAAGAGAAATTCATTGGCGGAAGTGTCCAGTTTCTATTTGACTTATATGACAACGCCGTCAATAGTTCTGGGTCTGTTAAAACAATCGTTTTAAGGTCGTAGTAAACTCGACCAACTGTTAATGGACTTCCTGTAACAGCGTCACGAAGGAGTGTATATGATGTTCCCGCTTTTTTATCTTGATAGATAGTACTTCCGTAATCTGTAAATCTATGGCCAGAGCTTATAGCTGTTCCACTTATGAAAAGATTCCCGCTTTCATCTGTGGCTCTGTGCCAAAGTAAATCAGGGATGTCTACCTCAGTGGCGCCTGGAATTATGGAATCCCAGTAGGTTTGACCTGATGATTCATTGGAGTAATGCAAGAAGCCTACTTGTCTTTGATTTTCATCAAAGTCAAACATTTCTTTTGCCCCTGCGTATGGAACAGAGCCGTAGTTGGTGTAGCTATGGCCTATGTTCCCTCCTACAGCTTTTCTTTTGTGTCCAATTTCCCTTGATGTTCTTACGATGTTTAAATTCCAAACAGGGCAATTTACTGTTACGGCGGAGCCATAGTAGTTATCTACGGCGTCAAATTCATAGACAAAATATGGTAGAGGCTTGTCTTGCCCAGACTGAGCAGCAATAAAAGGAGGGTTTCGGTCTAAAGTTCTCCTGCCTGAAGAAATTTCATTTGTTACGCGATACCATTTAGAAATCATTGCCACGTCGTTATAGCGAGCATTTGACATCCCTAAGAACCCATTAGCGGTGTTAATAGACGTGGTAGTGCGTAAATACAACAGCTGACCCAATTTTGGCAATACTCCAGCTAGAAGGTTGGAGGTACCAAAAACGAAGTCAATAGCTCCTTCTTGTATGCTTGTGCTGTTTGAGCCTGAGTAAACCCAGTTATTTTTTAGCAGGTATCGCCCAATCTTGTGTTTGTTACCATTCGTTAATGCGCTCCAAAATCCTACAGAATCCGTTTGAGCAGTTGTTGTCTCGTTTTTTACGTGCACTCTTGAGTTTAGCGAGTAAGGTTGAGAGCCGTCATAATTTATTGGACTTAGAGCAGGGTGGTCATCTTTTGGTGAAAAAATGCTGTTTCCACTTAAAGCTAGTTCGGTGCCGCTATTTGGGTTTAGATTCCAAAGCGTATCATACCTACGGTCAAAAGAGTAGTTTGTTTCTCTATCCGATAACACGGCTTGGTCGAAAGTCAAGTTACCTTGAGCCAGTCGTCTTCGTCCTGTGTCGGTTAGTTTTATGTTTATGTACGTGTTGTCGTCCTGAGTGAGAAATGACATCAAATTGTTTTACTGATAAATAATCATCCAAAAAATAACACAGAGTGTTTCTAAAGTAAATGCACATTGAGGTTAGAATCTTTTTGATTAATATTTATTGAAAAGACATTCAATGCCTATTTTCGAACCAAACACAGCAGATACGATTTCTGTAAACTTCCGCCCAGGACAGGATTTCAGGGATTTCCCTACACAATCCCAGTCAGTGTTCACGTTTGGCGACTACAGAGTCACGAGAAATCCAAGCACAGACATTGTTAATGGGGATACTCAAGGACTCCGATTTGATGGGTATGAGTCTCTTTCTAGTCTTAATGTTTCTGGGTTTTCTAGAAACAATTCTGTATTTGTGTCATCTCGTGAACTTAATTTAAAAAAGAAAGACCCGTCTAACTACGCGTATTTTCAAACTCTTAAGTTAGACATCGCCACATCTTTGGATAATTCGATTACAGCGTGGCCATATGCTGTGGCATCTATCCAAAAAGAATCTGCTGGAGTAACGGCATATGAGTACACAGCTGTTACCACGGGTACCACAGCCTCTTATTGCAAGTTTAAGGTGCCATACTCTGCTTTAACTAACCAAGGCGGTGTAATTCTTAACTCAGGCTCTACAATTACAGGAAGAAGCCTTTTAATGGATACACAGGACTATGTTATTCAGCTTAGCGGTGTAACGTTATACGATAATCCTTTACATGTAATATCCGCATACACATTTTCAGCTGGAACATACTTAGAATTTACTTTAGAAACGCTTTTATTTACTGGGTCAACAGACACAGAACAAACAGCTGCTATATGGATTCGCCCAACTGATAGAATTCTAAAGAGCTTTTATAAAGACAGGACTCCTCTGGAGAATCACATATTAACAAGCGGAGCATGGAGGCATCAAAACCCGCAGTTCGATGACGGAAACTACATCACAACCACATACACATGGCCTAAAAATATTGATGGCTTCAACATTGACATAAACACAGCGGGGTACGTAACTTACCAGGACAACCTTCTCACCTTAGCTGAATTGCTAGATTGTGAGAAAACCGATATTATGATGCGAACTATGATTCCAGAAAATTACTTGGACTTAGATTCTGCCGACTCTCTTTACAGAAGAACAATCCAAACCTACGCTCACCAGTTTGACGAAATAAAACGTTACATCGATGGAATATCTTATGCTCACACAGTTGAATATGATGGGGAGTGTAGTGTTCCAGACAAGTTTATGTTTAAATTAGCTGAACTTCTTGGATGGAAGTTAACCAGCGGTTTTAACGAACTAGACCTTTTGGAGTACCTCGCTACAAGCGTCGGGTCCACAGGGAGCCCTAAGAAAGAGTACGACCTTCAGCTTTGGAGGAGAATGATGGTGAATCTAACTTGGTTGTTTAAACGAAAAGGAACACGAGATGCTATGCAGTTTATTTTTAAACTAATTGGTGCACCAGACTGTATGATTCGAATTGAAGAGTTTGTATACGACATCAATAAAGCAATTATTACAGGCTCCACGGGAACTATTTTAGAGCTGCAACTGAATAATAAAATTAACGAGCACGGTTACATCAATTATGATGATTCCAATTTTGCTTTTCAAGAAGGCGGCATGGGTCGTGGAAATGGAGATAAATACATAAATCAGTGGAGAACTGAGTTTGACCCCATTGCTAGAATTGATAACATTAAAATCCAAACAGGGGCAACAATAAATTGGGGTTCTGAAAACATAATGAATTCCAAGGAGTTGATTGTAGGAATCGACCCCGCTCAAGCTATTGAGTGTGATTTGCATGAATATTACCAACTAAGCGGAACGTGTTGGGTGTGGGGCTCTGGAGACCCATTTCAGTTTTCCAACTTAAATGTTCCATTTGAATGGACTATTGAGGATTGCAGTAAAGTAAACCCTGGAAACATAACGGGAATGACGCTCGCGCAATGGACTGATTTTATTTATAAATCAAATGTAGACCCCGTCAACAGGAAGACGTCTAATGCGCACAATGGTGGATACCACTACCATAAATTGCGAGAAATATATATGCATTACTATAAGATGACAACCCCTGACCCAAATCAAATTGGATTTGGGAAATTAGAAAAGTTTCTAGAGCTAATAGAGGTCCAGTTTTACTGTGCGGCGGAACAATTGATTCCCGCAACTTCTATTCTAGAGGCTTTTGGTACGATTTATAGAAATACAGTATTTAATAGACAGAAATTTGTTTATCCTGTTGGCATAAATGCTGGTTCTGAATTTCAGATAGCAGTGCCTTTGTCTCCTGATAATCAACTTTATCCTATTCGAGTTACTAATACTGTTAACGACATTATAACAATGTCAGGAACTCCCTGGGCCTTAACGTCGCAGGTTGTAGCAGAGATAAAGCTGGATTTATGTCCAGTCACATTAAACATTGGAGCAAACGTTGATTTAGTCCAGTCTCAAATTGATACATTTGAAATTGAAGTTGAAGTTGATGATTTTGTTGAAGATATAGAAATAATTGATGGCTAAGAAAAACGATACAAATATTGCTAGAATAAGGAATGGTGTAATTCAAAAAACCAAAACCTCAAAAACCTCTGGTACTAAATCTACTAAGGGTCAATCTTTCTATGCCAATACTCACTTAAACCATAAAGCATCAGTCAGTGATGTGT